ACCAGCCCGACCCAAATCCGGGCAACCAGGAAACCAACACCGAAAGGAAGCAACAACCATGAGTAACCAGGACAACGGCCACCTCGAATTTCTCGACCCGAACACGCTGGTGCTGGACACCAACGTCCGCACCGAGGCGAATCTGACCAAGGACTTCCTGGCCAGCATCGCCGAGCACGGCGTGCTGGAGCCGGTGGGCGCCACGCGTGATGCGGACGGGACGGTCAGGGTCCGACTAGGCCAGCGCCGCACTCTTGCGGCGCGCAAGGCCGGATTAGCCAGCATCCCGGTCTACATCACCGAGGCGCCGCTGGAGCTGATCGAGAACACGGTCGAGCGGGTGACCACTCAGATCGTCGAAAACGATCAACGCCAGGAGCTCACCAACGTGGAGCGGGTGCTGGGCATCCAGGAGTTGCTGGGCGTCGGAATGTCGCAGGCCAAGATCGCCAAGAAGCTGTCGGTCCCGCCAGCGACGATCAAAGCGGCCAAGGCGATCGGCGCCTCACAGCTCGCGCTCGACGAGCTCAAAGAGAACAGCCAGCTCACGTTCGCCGAGGCCGCAGTGCTCGCGGAGTTCGATGGCGACGAGCAGGCCCTGGTCCGGCTGCGCAACAGCGTGGGTCATTCCAGCTTCGAGCACGTCGCCGCGCAGCTGCGCGAGCGGCGCAAGCGCGACGAGAAGCTGGACAAGGCCGCAGAAAGCTACCGCGAGGTCGGGTTCACCACTGTCGACCACTGGCCCAGCAGCTTTGACGAGAAGTACATCGCGCTAGACCGGCTGGAAACCAGCGACGGCGGGGACGTGACCAAGGACGCCACTACCGCCAATCCGAAGCTGTGGGCGGTGCATCTGATCGAGGAAACCGTGCTGGTCGACAAGAAGACCGGCGAGTTCCTCGACGAGGAATGGGTCGACTGGACAACCGAAGGTCGGCCCGATGCCGAGCCCGAGGAAGGTCTGCGTCATGCCGACAGCGTCGAGGAACGGGAGGCTTTCGTCGCCGACTACTACTGCATCGACGTCGAGGGTGCGGGACTGCGGCTGCGTAAGCGTCCCGACCGACCGACGAGGGCCGGTGAGGCCGGTCAGCAGACGCCAATGGCGGCAGCCGAAGCGGCCAAGGCTGAGAAGCGCGAACGGCGCAAGGTGATCGCGCTCAACCGACTGGGCGATGCGGCCCAGCAGGTCCGCCGCGAGTTCGTCAAGGCCATGCTGGAGCGCAAGACACCGCCTCAGGGCGCGGCGATCTTCATCGCCAAATGCCTGACCGACGACGGCCATCTGCTGTCCGACTACCATGCCGGCGACGTGACCGCGGAGCTGCTCGGCGTCGACAGCGTCAGGCGCAGCCGGTTTGAGTACGGGGTACGCAAGGACAAGGACGAGTCGCAGGCGGCCAGTCTGGGTGCGGTGCTGGACGCGTTGCCCGACACCGGCGATCCCCGCGCACTGGTGATCACGCTTGGGCTGGTGCTGGGCGCGTTGGAGAATCGCACGCCCAAGGACGAGTGGCGCAAGTCGGTCAACGAGTGGTCGCGTGCTGTGGGCGCCAAGTGCTACCTGGAGTTCCTCGCCGCCAACGGCTACACGCTGGCACCCGTTGAGGAGGTTATGACCGGCAAACTCAAGGCCGACAAGGTTTACAACGAGTATCTGGCACATTGAAAACACTTGACATAAGGCGTCAAGTGCGGTATAATAGTAGTTGAAGGTTGAGAAATCGGAATCGACAGAAAGGAGTTCGAAAATGGACGCGCCAACCCGTGTGTGCGTGGTCTGCGGTCGTCAATACAGCCCCGCACCCACGGGCCGGCCATCGGTGACGTGTTCACCGGAGTGCCGGCGCCAGCGCACGAGTGTCATCAGCCAGCGGGCAAAGCGTCGTGCGGCCGTGCGGGGATGCCCCGACGACAAACACGGCACCGCCAGTGGCTACGGGTTCTATAAGTGCGGCTGTGATGCGTGCAGCCGCTGGGCAAGGCTCTACCAGCAAGAGCGCCGAAGAAAACGGCGTAAGCAACACCAGTAACACCCACCCGGAAACGGGTAAATCCAAATCCCCACGAAATGGAGAAACGAAAATGAGTCCTCGATCCATCTATAACGGCAGCCTGGGAATGGGGCTGGTCAACTTCCCCATCCAGCTGATGACCGCGATCGACAACCACGATCGGCCTGCTGGCAACTATCACGGCCCCCACGCCGATGGCAGCTACACGCGGATCACGATGCCCCGCATGTGTGCCACCTGCGAAGTGACCGTCCAGCAGGGCGATCTGGTCAGCGGCTATGAGCACGACGACGGCATCGTGTTTCTCACGCCGGCCGACAAGGACGCCATCGTCACGAACGCCGGCGGTGGCATGGAGATCCTGCGCTTCGTGCGGCTCAAGGAGATCAAGTCGCTGATGTTCTCCGGCGAGAAGGCGTACTACCTGTTGCCTGACAAGAACCCGAAGCGCGGCGGCAACGCGGCGATCGCCACCTACAAGATGATCCTGCAGATCATGACCGAAGAAGACCTGGTCGCGGTCGTGCAGTACACCATGCGAACCACCAACCGGATCGCGATCTTGCGGCCCGAACCCACTGAGTTCGGCGGCATCCTGGTGGTCCAGAACATGCTGTGGCCCGACGAGGTGCGCTCCCCGGCGTTCTCCGTGCTCACCGAGGCCAAGGATGTGCCAGTGGATCAGCGGCTGTTGCCGGTGGGCCGGTCGGTCGTGCAAGCCATGATCGAGGACTGGAACCCTGCTGAATACGTCGACGTGTACCAGCAGCAGTTGTCCAAGGCGATCGAGGCCAGGGCGGCTGGACAGTCCATTGAGGTCACTGCGGACGCTCCCGACGCACCACCGGACGACGTGAGCGACCTGATCGCCAAGCTGGAAGCCAGCGTGGCGGCCAAGAAGGGAAGCAAGCCGGCGGTCAGCCTGGACGAAGACACCGCATTGGAGGCGTCCATCGCGGCGCATCCCGCCAAGGGAAAAGCTCCGGCCAAGAAGGCACCCGCCAAGAAGGCAGCTCCCCGCAAGGCCGCTCCCCGCAAGGCAGCGGCGTCCTAACCATCACCCCACGAAAGGAGAATCAGATGTATCGAGTGACAGTCAACCTCGGGCTCAAGCAAGGTGATACCGCGCAGTTCGTGGCGCGGGTCAACTTCCGCACGCTCGACGGCGCGTGTGCGGAGGTCGCCGAGATCGAAGCGGCGCAGCCCAAGACCGTGGCGGCACGCCTCGGACTGCGGATCGAGGAGGGCTCCGGCGACTGCTGGGACGTCCTGCCTGCGAGCGAGTGGCGTCACCGCGTTTGTGCGGAGGCGTGATGAGTGAGCCATCGCTGTACGCGCCGATGGTCGACGTGCTGGAGGAAACGCTGGGCGTGACGTTCCAGCTGTGGGATACCGGCGGCGGCTGTACGGCCCTGGTCGGGTACTTCGGCACGGACACCACGGTGATGATCACCGACTCGGCGAAAAGCCCGAACGGCCACGAGGCAACTATCACCGACCAGCCGACGCGCGACCGGCTGGACCGGGAACAGCCTGCGCTGGTATCGACGGTGGGATTCGCTATCGGCGTCTACCGCGATGCGGGCGATACCCAGATCGCCTATGCCGACCATCCGATGGCTCATACCGCCGAGCTGCCCGATCTGGTGATGCGCGAGCTCATCGAGGCACTGGAGACCCGAATCCGGGTGGGTGGCGAGCGCTGTGCCGGGTGCTACAAACCGATCGACTACAGCGGTGAGCTGACCAGGCTTGACGTCCAGGTGTGGAAGCTCAACCGTGCGACCGGCGAGAAGAAGGTGCTCTGTCCTGACTGTGGCGCCAAACTGCAGAAATTCCTACAAGGAGGGTTCGTCGCATGAAGTTACTACTGATCGACGACGACGGCGTGACGCTGTTGGACGAGATCAAGTTCAGCCGCGCGGAGTTCGAGGATGCGCAACGACGTCCCATCCAGGCGCACTCGCTCATCGGATCGCTGCTCCCCGGTGATCCGCCGGACGAGCCCCTGCCGGCGTGGGCGGAGGCCGGCAGCGAAGCACACCGCGCAGCACAGGCCCGGCAACTTCCCTACGAAGTGGTCGAACGACTGCAGGCGCTCGGCATCTGGGAAGAAGTTGAGCGACTGAGGGAGCTCGGCCTCGACCCGAAAGATATCCCAGGATTCCCAGGATTCAAGTAACCAACTCAAGGAATGGAGAACCAGAATGGACAGAGCGAAATTGCGCGTCGGCGACAAGGTCAGCGTCGACGACCCGAAGTTCCCGGGCACCTGGACGATCAAGGCGCTCAACCCGGTCAACGCGGTGCTCATGCCTGACGGCGGCGGCCGCGGCCTACGGGCGCCGTACCGGATCTTGATCGAGCCCGGCACGCACGTCAGTGCGGTGACCGCTGAGACGTACTACCACCCCGGCGAGCTGGTGCGGATCACTAGCGGCAAGTACGCCGGGTTGTGGGTGGTGATCACTGATCGCGGCGGTGCAACGGTCAGCCTCGCCAGGCTGGGCGGCGCGAACGGTCAATACCTGCGGTCGGCGCGCCGCGGTCTGCTCAAGGTGGACCCGGCTGACGTCCTCATTGAGGGTGCGTCATGAGCAGCAAACGCCGCAACGGGAAGGCGATCGGCCGGCTGAAACCGATTGGTTACAGCAAGCTCAAGGCCGAGTTGGACAAGCTGGAACGAACCGACCCGGCGGTGCGCGATGCGCGCCGCCAGTGGGACAGCTTGCCTGAGCGCATGGCCCGTTACGACCGGCACATGGCCGCGCGCAAAGCGGTCGGCAAGCGTCCGGTACGAGAGGACCCGTCATGAAGATCGGAAGGAAGAACGTGACAACAACAATCGACATCGCTCGTGAGGCACTGCTGAACTATCGCCGGCAGTGGCAGGCGTGGCTCGAACTGGAGCACACCACCGACGCGGAGCGCCAGCTCGCGGAGCTCAAGATCGCGCTGATCGACCAGGAGCTGGCTTCGGGGGAACTGGCAGACGCCACCGAACTACTGAAAGCGTTAGGAGTGTAACCGTGGACCTAAACCAGGCATGTCTGACAGAACTACTCGACTACCTAGGTATCGAGTACAGCGTTGACTTCCCACACGACGGCGGAGTAACCGTCACCATACCCGAGCAAACCATCACACAAGACTAGAGCCCAACCACCTAGGAGAGAACACAATGTTCGAGGTCCAGCTGGCCGTGCAGGACTGGGTACGGGCTGCTGGTCCGCGGCCAGTCGGAGGGGCCGCCCAGAACCGGGAGCGCAAAGCCTGGGCCGCAGCCGCCGAGGCGCAGCTGTCGGTGGTCATCGACAAACTACGACACGACAACCAACCCACGATGAAAGGAACAAAATGATCGACCCAGAACAGCGACAGGAGATCGCGCGCCAGATCGGGCGAATGAACATCGCCTCGATCTCGGGCGGCCGGGTGAAGGCCATCGCCGATGGCATCGAGCTGCCCGTGTCCAACGGTTATGCGGTGCGCGTCGAGCTGACCCCGATGGACTACTACACCGTCACGCGGGTGTTCCGGCGCGGTGGCCAGGAGTGGATCAAGGGTCAGCGCACCGACGTGGACTGCTTCGAGGTCGCGCAGGCCGCGTACTTCGCTGGCATGTTCCGCAGCTACGACGAGAACGAGTGGGTGAACAAGCGATGAGCGATACCTACAGGATTGTCCGGTTCTACCGCAGCGATCGGCCGCGCGAAGTGGTCAAGACCGGGCTCACGCTCGAACAAGCGCAGGCGTGGTGCCAGGACCCTGCCACGAGCTACAGGAACGCGGTTGGTGACGTCACCGCCTTCGATGGCTACGAGGCGGAGGCGTGATGACACACACACCACGTAGCCAGGTCGAGAAGATCGCCGCGCAGATCGGCAGCTCGCTGGATGACAACAACGCGCAATGGATCAACCGCTTCATGGTGAAGTCCACCAGCTCGTCGTCGGTCTACCGGGTGGCTCAACGCCGCAGCGATGGGAGCTGGGGCTGCGACTGCTGGGGCTGGAAACGGCACCGCAAGTGCAAGCACTTGACGGACATTCTGGCGCGGCTGGTCAAGGTCGAGTTCGAGGCGAAGATGGAGCTCGATGCGGCCACGCTGGCGATGCTGGCCAGCGCCCGTACCGCGTTCTTGGACCTGGGCGGAAGCGTCCCGGTCGCGCACCGGGCATCGACTGGACGGCAGATCGACCTGTGAGTCCCGTCGATGATGCTGGCCGGCTGTTAACCATCACGGTGACCACACACGAGCGGATTACCTACCGCGTGCCGGTGGCATCGGATTTCGATCGCCAGGGACTTTTTGACCTGGTCGATATGGTGCAGGACGGCCAATGGCCCTCCGAAGTGCTAGAGCAGCACACCTACGGACGGATCGTCGACCTCAACGGCGATCAACCACTAGTGAAGGAGAACTGATGGGTTACACGACCGATTTCTACGGCGAGTTCGAGCTGGACAAGCCACTGACCGACGAGCAGCGGGCTTATCTGCTGTTCTTCAACAAGACACGGCGCGTGGTGCGTAACGCGGCGGTGACGGCAACGCGGCCTGATCCGGTGCGGGAGGCGGTAGGGCTGCCGATCGGGGAGCAGGGCGAGTATTTCGTCGGCGAGACCGGGATGATGGGCCAGGACGAGGGCGACGACGTGCTCAACAGCAACCGGCCACCCGGCTCTCAGCCGGGCCTGTGGTGTGGTTGGGTGCCCGATGACGCCGGCCGGTGCATCGAGTGGGACGGCGTCGAGAAGTTCTACAACTACGTCTCATGGCTGGAGTATCTGATCGCCAAGTTCATCGTGCCGTGGGGCTATGAGCTCAACGGCGAGGTGGAGTGGGTCGGTGAAGACCGTAGTGACCAGGGCCGCATCTCCGTGAAGGACAACGCCGTCACGGTGCAGCGTGCCCGAGTGGTTTACGAGTGACACGCCGTTACCCGAATCCGGGTATCGGTTTTTCCACACAAACAGAAAGAGGGTAACTCCATGAATCTCACAGTGAACGCCGCTGACTTGGCACGGCAGGCGACCTGGATCGCCAGGGCTGTGCCGCCGTCACGCAGCGTCCCCGTGCTAGGTGCTGTGGAAGTCACAGCGCTCGTCGGTGGACTGCGGCTGCGGCGCACCGATTACGAGGTGTTCGTCGAGGCGGTGCTCGATGCCGATGGGGGCGCCAACGCGACCATCCTGATTGATCCCGGCAATCTGGTGGCCCAGCTCAAGCCCATCGCCAAAACGGTGACAGGGGTGGCCGATCTCACGATCACCGACACCCATCTGACGATCTCGTCGGCAGAGCGGACGGTCAAGCTCAAGGCAATGAATGTGGGCGGGGCCGAGTTTCCGACCTGGCCGAAGTTCATTCCTGATGACGCCGATGAAACGTTGATCAGCGCGCGGCAGCTGGCCCGTGCGCTGGTGTCGATCGGCACCGACGACACCTTGCCGGCGCTGACCGCGCTGCGGTTCGACGAGGGCATGATGGTGTCCACGAACCGCATCCGACTGTCGCGCATCCGTTATGACAGGGAGGGCGGCATCACGGCGTCGGTCAGCGGTGCGGCCCTGCGGCCGTTCGCTGCCGGCGACGAGGCCATCTTCATCGAAGGCGGCCGGCTTGCCGGTGACGGGGCGCGCATCGGCATCGGTGCGCTGCGGCTGCGCAGTGCTGATGAACGGATCAGCATCACGCGGGTGCTCGACGCTGATTTCCCGAAGTGGCAGAACCTGATCCCGGAGTCGGCTGCGGTGTCGGTGATGTTCCGGCGGCGCGATCTGCTGGCGGCGATGGGCAAGGGTGAAGACGTCACCCTGACTCTTGAGGAACCCGACGACGAAGGACAGGGTGTGATGCGGGTGGTCAGTACCGACCGCGCCGGCGACACCGAGATCGAGCAGTCGATCGAAGTGACCTATCTCGCGTTCGCGGGTGAGCTGCCGTTCACGGTTCGGCTGGCGCGCACCAGCCTCGAGGAGTGTGCCAAGGGTATCGCGTCGGGGGCACTGCAACTCGACGCCAACCACCCGCACAAGCCGGTGGTGCTCACCGGCGCCGGCTACGACGACGATTTCCACATGATGATGCCGATTCGGATGCCCGCCTAAAGAATGACGGCCCCGGCGAAAGCCGGGGCCGTCCACCTTTATCCCCACGACAAAGGAGAAGGTTCCTCGTGAGAACCGCGATCAGCTTACCAACCCACGACAATTCAGACAAAGGAGCAGCATGAGCACATTGACCAATGCCCAACAGCACATCGAGTCCCTGGTGCAAGACCTGCGGGGCGAAGCCGACTTCATGCCGTTTTTGATCACCCGGCGCGGTGGCCAGGAGTTCTACTTCGGCCTGGCGGCGATGGCCGACGAAACCAAGAACGACATTGCCGACCTGATGGGGGCTGCCGTCACGGTCACCCAACCCGACGAGGCGGTCTTCGCCTCGGTGACCTGGATGGTCCAAGCGCCCAAGGGCACCAACCCTGAGTTCCGGCCCTCAGAGCATCCCGACCGAAAGGAGGTGGTCATGGTTCTGCACGTCACCCGCGATGGAAGCTGCATGTACTCGGCTGCGCTGCACCGCCGCGACAACCGGGTGCTATTGGGAGCGTGGGACCGGCTCGGCGCCGAGGCCACGGGTGGTCGCTTCGCCGACGCCATCCATGCCGGGATGAAGGTGGGCGCTGCCATCCCCGAGGACTTCCAGCAGTGGTGCCAGGAGCGCATCGCGGCCGGCAAGTTCGACGAAGTGTTACGGCCGGCCATGAACGCGTTTCGCAAGGTACGCACAGGTGTTGAGCAATTCGAGCAGAACTGACAGAAGGGAGAACTGACATGGACAGGATCGACGTGCAGTACGAGGAAGACGGCGAGCTCCAGGTGGGGTGGTTCGACCGGGACGCCGCCACGGCGTTCGACGAGGACACTCACTGGGACGGCCATAACAACATCTCCGCGGCCACCGGCTCGCAATGGGACCACCAGCGGCTCTACCGAACAGGCCAGGGGCGCTGGGTATTGCATTGCTGGTCGCAATGGGAAGGCACCGTCCCGACGTGGCATTTCGTCGATGAGAAGCTGGCGCTGAACTGGCTCATCCAGAACGCGGGCATCCCGGTCGCCGAGAAGTATTTCGGTCCACTCGGCGATGAGCGCGGCCCCGCGATCACTGGGCCCCGGCCGGCTTGGGTGGAGCAGTGATCCCCGGACTGATCGGCGCCGGGATCGCCTACGCACTGCTTAAGCCGCCGGCGGCGAAGGAGGAGGTGATCTGGCACAACGTCGGCGGCGACATGAGCGCACCGGCGCTGGTGCTGCTCGCGCTGCGTAAGGGCGACCGGGTGAGCTACCAGCTGCATCTCATCGACCAGGGCAACGCCGAGCTGGTGGCCATCGACGACAACTTCCCGGCTGCGATCGCCACGCTGCAGACCTGGGCGCGCTGGTCTGCGGAGAACGGCCAGACACGATTCCCGGATCTGGGTGCGCCCGGCACGCAGTACCTGCCGACGCGCGATCTGCGCACGCTGACCACCCGCCAGATCGGCCCCGAGGTCATCGAGGCACCCGGGTGGAGTCAGATCATCCAGGTGCCAGGGCTATGAGCGACTGCGACCACAACTGGCGACTCACCGAGACCGGCTACATCAGGACGTGGCACACCCAGTTCGATGAGAAGTCGCGAACACTCATTGCTTTCTACAGCGGCTCCGAAGATTTCAGCGAGGAGGGTGCTGGCGACGAGCACTTGCAGTGCAGCACCTGCCTCGAAGTCTGGCCCATCCCCGAGGGGTGGGGGATCGACTACCGATGAGCGTGTCTACTAACGCGTTGGCAATCCTGTCGTACAATCACGGCAAAAATAGCCCCACGAAAGGAGTTCGATGTTCGCCGACGAGATCCCCCCCGAGTACCTGTGGTGCAAGGACATGCGGCACGCGTGGAGTCCCGACAGCGAGGTCGCCCGCGAGGTGTTCAACAGGCGCACGGAGCACTGGGAGATATGGCGCACCGTCCGGTGCGATAACTGCGGCACGCACAAAACACAGAAACTCGACAAGGCGTTTCGGCCGGTAACCAGTCCCACATACGACTACCCGCCCGGCTACAAGGTTGAAGGTCACCGCGGCTACATCATGACGGCCGACGACCGGGCCCGTATCAGGGCACGCAACATCGCACTGCGCGGTGGTGTGACTAAGACGCCCAAGCCTAAGAAGGTCCAACCCCGAAAGAGGAAGACGGCATGAAACTGACCATCAGCCCGGACGGCACTATCACCGTCGAAACTCCCGATAGCCCGACCGCCGCCGAGTTCGTGCGTGAGCTCTACGCGCCGGCTCCGATCGCCGCACCCAAGCCGGTCAAGCTCCAGCGCGCCGAGGCGCCCAAGCGCAAGCAGAAGCGGGCGCGATCAGCCGAGCAGATCCGTAAGCAACTGGTAGCACCCAAGGCCGACCGGCCGCTGACCAAGGAGATGGACGAGAGCTGGGCGTGGTTGGCCGCTGCCGATCGCGCCGAGGGCGTGGCTGCCGATGAGATGGCCAAGGCGTTCGGGCTCTCCCACGCCGGGGCGCTCTACCGGCTGCGGAAGCTGATCGACCGCGACATGGCACACAAGGTGGATCGCGATCGCTATCGCGTCGGGACTGCCGAACTGAACGGGACGCACTCATGAGGGAGTTGGTCGAGTGCAACCGATGCGGACGCCGCTCGACAAGTGGAATGGTCGAGGGTAGCTGTACCAACGTCGCGAGCTGCAATCGCCGACTCCGGCGTGCCGACAAGGAGCAGCCGGAAGCGGAACCCACGGGTGAGCCGCGATGAAGGCCAAGCGCAAACCCGTGCGGCGTTGGCAGCCCTTACGGCTGTGCGCGCCGGCCGACCCGGAGCCGTTCGTCAGCAACGGCCTATCCGTTCCCGACCGCACCTACGTCAACGATCTGTACTCGGTGTTTGTCCGTGAGA